CGCCGTCGGTCAGTGTCCCGCCAGTGATGGTAAAGCCTGTACCGTCAAGGTTGTCTTCGAGATCAATGGTCCCGCCGCCATCCAGCGATGCGATGCCTGTCATTACCCCCGCAGTAGTCGAGAGCGTACCGTCAGTTAAGGTCCCGCCGGTTATCGTAAACCCAGTACCATCGAGATTGTCTTCGAGGTCAATAGTGCCTCCGCCGTCGAGCGACGCAATGCCGGTCCATGCGCCAGCCGTGAGGCTTGCTGTGCCATCGGTAAAGGTTCCCGCTATCGTGAGCGAGTCGACGCCAGTAAGCGACTGGCTGTTCCAGTCGAAGGCGCTTCGCGCCGTGCCGCTAAGCTGCTCCAGAGTTGTCAGGGGGAAAATCTTCATTTACTTGTTGCCGCCGATTAGCTCCCACAAATCTTCCTCTTCTACCGTTTCATAGGCCCGCTTGATGGCGATATATGGTATCCCAGTGGATACTGCCGTTGCCTCCAGCAATGCGGGCATGATCTTGTCCATATCCCCGCTAAATACCGCACCTGATGTTCTTGCCGCCGTTGAAATGAGCGGCACAGTGGGCGACCGCCAGCCTCGCTTGCCGGACAATATCGCTTGGCCTACAACGGGTATCGATGCTGCCGCCTGGTCGGTGACTGCGTCAAATATGTCCTCAGGCTCCTCTGGCAACCGCCTGTTCTGAAGCGCCCATATCCATGCTGCCACAACGCCTAAAGCTATTACCGACCTGCCCACCTCGGCAAACTGGTGGTTGTACCATGCGGCAAAAACATCGTATGTCGCCACGTTATATATCTGGTTCAACTGGTTTGTGAACATCGTAAACCAGTTCAATATCTCATTATTGGCATACAGTTGAGCGATATCTTTTGAACCCGCTGCCGGTTGCGTCCTCAGCGATGTTTGCCTGGCTTTCTTGGCTGCTTCATCCATCGACAAGCCTTGCCGCATCTGGTAGTTTATTACTGCGTTTTCACCGATTATTCGCACCGCCCGGTCCACCTCGTAAATACCACGCATTCCTGATAGACCTACCCGCCTAACGATAAAGGTCCATGCCGAAGGATTGGTATGCTTTAGCTCTTCCATTTCCCTAACTATCCGGGCATGGCTTATTTGCTGGTTCCTGCTCAGTATCGCCTCGTATGTTTTCTTCGGACTGATCGCCACCTGTATGGCCGACATGAACAAATCACTGTAGCTGGAGTTGATCGCATAGAATGCAATAGAAGGCGCCTGTTTGGCCATTGTAAGAAGGTTGTAAGCCAAAAACCCCATCGCCGCATTTTTCCGCAATATCCGTGATATATTCTCCACATCGTCAAAGGTGCGATAATAGTCCGGGTCCGCCGTGCGCTTGAGGTAGTTCCGTATGGACGTATAAACCTTGTCGCCAAACATCTCGGTAACCGCCTCTTTGAAACCCTTGTCCCTGACAACCGCATTAAGGTCTTTGAGCAACCTTGCCATAGCGATGTAATGCTCTTGCTTGCGTATCTCGCTCTCCCATATCCTTGTCAAAGACGTTTCTATCGGTAGCTGATACTCCGGCGGTATCTGTTGCCTTTCCTTGGTAAATTTGTCGTGAACCTTGACTACCGTGCTACGATAGTCGCTCTCGTCGGAATAGTCGAATCCCGCCAGAACGTCAGCGCTATCGGCCTTGTCAACACCAATCCGACGTATCTTGGTGTAGTTCGTGACCCGGCCCAAGTCCCGGTTCTCTGTTTCAAGCACAGCATTACGGATTCTTTCCCAGTTGTCTGCGTATTCCTCAATAATAAACTCAGCCCAACGTTTCTCTTCGGCAGTAAGGGCCTCCACTACTTGATCGTATATCTCTTGAGTAATAAGCAATGTTTGGCCGTTTTCCATTCGTATCCCGCCGTATTGCAGGGCAAGCCTCGATTGCTCGTTCATCCAGCCGGCGTAGATGCCGCACATATCATCTACGGTCATGGTAACATCGCCGACCTTGCGCCTCTTGGCAAAATGAGTAAGAGTAAGGCCAAGCTCTTTGAGTTTTGCCAGACCCCTTTGCTGCCGGTGATCTGTATGCCGCAGTTCCTGGTCATACTTATCTTGTATCGCCGTATCAAACATTGTAACCAGCGTGCCGGCAAACTTCTTCATCCCATCCAGCATGTCCAATAACCGCAACGGTCTTAGTGTCCATGCCCGTTCGGCAGTTGGCCCCTTCGGTTTTCTCGCGGCCCGCACCGCCTCGGTAGCGGCAGCAATTCTGGCCGCCTTGGCCTTGACCCGTTGCTTGGCGAGTAACTTGGATTTCAATCTGCCCAACTTGCTAAGCCGTTGCACCTCCTCCAAAATCTGCTGTAACTGGCTGGTAGTAAACGATTCAATATCTCGCTTGTCCAATGCCTCGACAAGGTCGGATGGTATCTCATTCTTCTTGTCCGGGTTCTGGTCCAGGAAGCTTCGCAGGCTTTCCTTCTCGGCAAGCTTCTTGCCTTGTGCCGAAAAATCTATCGCAGACTGAATCCGCTTAATGGCATTGGCGTAGAACGGGTCGATATTCTTGCTCGGCGTTTTGGATATCCGATCAATCAGTCGGTTCCGTATCTCTATCTGCTTCTTCAGATACTGAGCTTGGCGATACTCCTTCCTCGCTTCGGCATAGCCCTCCTTGGCTGCCTTTCGCATCCTGCGCATGACATTATTTAGCTGGTCAATGCGGGATACTCGGATCACATCGGCGGCGGATTTCTGGACCGTGAATAGTATCCGCTTGCCCAATGCCCCGATAACGGATTGCTCCCGTGATAATTCCGGCGCGATGCCGATCTTGCCCGCCACCTGCTCAGGCGTCAAAACCCCATATTTGGCCCGATGGACAGTAAATGGCCGCTTGGCTTCCGGCAGACCGAGAACATTGCGAAGCTCTTTGATATCGCCCCAGTCAGCATTTGCCCTGGCAAGATCGCTCTCGGTGCTGATAAGGTTGTCATCAAGCCTCTGGTTGAGGCTTTCCTCCAAGACAACCAGCGTTTCCATCGCCTGATCGCCGGTCATTTCGATAGCCGTCCGCTTGGTCGGGAATGGCCCATCGAGGAACGGCTTTACGTCTGCTTCCTCCGTACCCCATATCTCAGCGAATTTGCTCTTCATTCGCTGGGTTACGTTGCCGATGTACAGATTTGGCTTGACCGTTGCCGGCAACTCCGCCGCCACATTGGCCTCGATTTGGGCCACCTCGGCCTGCTCCTGGGCCTCTAACGGCTGTGTGGGTACTGGGGCCACCTCCGGGGCAGTTACGGCCTCCTGCGGTGCCCCAGGGGCCTTCTCGACCATCCTAAGCGGGTCAATACGCGGGACAATCTCCGTTTCACGCCGGATTTGCTGGTCCGGAGCCACTTTCTCAGCGGTGCGAACCTGCTGGTTGTCGATAACATCAACCACCGTGCCGCCTATGTGCCCGGGCGCAGCAAGCACAGAAAAGCCCTTGATGCTCTCAGTTGCCGTTTGGGTCAGCCGTTCAAGGATTTGGCCGGCATCGGCATGGGATATCTTGCCCTCATCGGCCTGATTCCTGATGTATTTGGCAAGCTCATCGCCTATGATGCTGGTTGACTCCTGGGCAATCTCCTGCGCCGTTTCCGTAGCAATTGTCTTGCCATAAGACCCCAAGTGTTTGCGGCCTAACCGCAGCAAGGAATGATTGGCTATCATCTTGCGTATGGACTGCCTGATGCCATTACGCAAGACCTTTTTTGCTCCAGGGATGGTCTTGACAAGCGTTTCAATCTGGGCAAGCTCCAACAGGCCATTGACAAACCCGACGCCGGAAGCGATAGCCCTGGCCACATTCGGGTCTATTCGCTCGCCGTTCGGACCTCGCATCTGGATAAGCGCCTCAAACTCAAGACCAGCCTCCAACTCCATTGCCCGCTTGGCCGCTCCGTATTTCGTGCCAAGTGCCCCAAAGATAGCGAATGCACCAGGAACGGTAACAGCTTCTTCCGGCAAAGCCACCTGCGGACCCGCCTGGCCTGCCGCAGCAGCCAAGCCGGCGGCGGCAGCGCCGGTAGCAAGACCATATTTGGCCCCGGATAGACCTGCATCAATCTGCATCGGCAATATATTCGTAGCGCTATTTAGTGATGATACGAACCAGTTGTCTTTCGTCGTAGGAAGCTGTCCAACCGGCGGCAATTCCCAGTTAATCTGTCGCCTACCCAACATCTCTTGCCACCGCAACTCTGCTCTATCCATCTGGTTGCGGCCCATGCGCCATGAATTCTTTATGCTCTCCCATGCCCCGGTTGAATCGTCCTGCCCGGTAACAGCCTCAAACATCGTTGCTGTGGCATTTATAGGGCGCCGTACATCAGTGATGCTGTCTATAAACGCAGACATGCGATAACGATCTTCTATCTGGTCCGCCAACGGGCTTAATGCCTGGTCATTGCGCAGTAATTCCAGCTTGCGGCGGCCAGATTGGTCCACCACCTTCGACACGTCGAAGTCGTCAGACATTATCTCATCAATGTCTAACGTAGGTCTGTTGGATATAGACGTGGGATCCACAATGGGTTTCCATTCTCATCCGGCCCGGCGAAGAATTCCTGTATAACCTTACCGTCCTTCGTCCTTCGGTTGCGTATATCGCCATACCTGAATGTTTGCTCTATCTGATTGCCTTCAGCATCTTCATAGCTGAATTTCTTGCCCTTTTCATCCCAACCGCCCCAGCTAAACAGTTTGAAGTCATCGACGATAAGTCGCTTGAAATATGTATCCGCATCCTTCTCGGATGGCTTTTGCGATGTGATAAACTCCGTCATCTTCCGCTTGAGGTCAAGATATGTATTGCTGGTTTCGGCTTCGTCTTTGTCGCCAAAATAGCCGGCATTCAACAGCGTTGATAACTGGCTGTCATACTTTTGCTCAGGGGCAAACTTTTTGGCCTTATTCGCTTGCAACCGATCAACAAGCCTTGCGGCATTCTTGTAGCCAACGCCCTTGTCTGCTGCCCGCCAAATATCTTCCTCAGTAATAGTTTCTGGCCGAAGATCAATAGTCGCTTCAAACATGGCCAGAACCTGCGGAACGCCATTGGCTGCCTGATCGGCCTCACCTCTGGCAATCGCGGCTTGGTTGGCCCTATATTCGTCATAGCGCTGATCGGCCTCGTCCGGGTCAGGATACGCCCGCTCGTAATCCTTCCGGGTCAGTGGTTCACCCGCATCTTCCCTGGCATATAGTTCTTTCTGCGCCTCTATACTCGCCTGCGTCTGCACAGTTTGTGCCCGGCGCTGCGCAACGCCAATGTTTACCAGTAAGGTTTCCTTGTCCTCAATACTGAGTATTTCCGAGTCATCGACCATCTGCCTCGCAACATCATAGTTCCCGGCCATGTATTGCTGCTTAACCTGCGCAACTGCGGCAGCCTGTTTTGTGGACGCCAGTATTTTGGCAGCCTCCAGCTTGTCTAAAGGCATACCAATTTCGTCCGGGTTATCTTGGTCTATTTTGATGCCCCTGGCTATGAAGGCGGCTATGTCGCCCATCTCGCCGGTGCGGGCAACTTCCTGTTGCTTGGCAAACAGTTCAGCTCTCCAGTTATCCTCAATCCTGGCCTTCTTGCCCTTTAATAATGCTTCCTGCCGTATCGGTGCCTGATTGTTATCCCACAATCGAGCGGCCTCTGCCGCCCTGCGATTGCTCAATCCTTCCAGCAACTTTGCTCTATTCTGGGCATGTCTGCGGTGTATTTCATCATGTTTGGCCGGGTCTGTTTCCTGGAGTATCTCTTGGGACAACGTCAAGTCATCTTCCTTGACCTGTCTTTTGTACTGGCTGAACTGGGTATTCGCCTCCTTCAATTCGTATTTCATGCCCAAACTGGCAATGGCCGAGCCTGCTTGGCTTATAGCCTGTCCGATTTCGGCAGCGCCTATCCGCGGGTCTATCGAGCCGCGCACTGGTGCGCGGGGGCTGATGGTAGTTTCAGTTCTGTATATCGGGAAATTAGCCATAGTATTGCCCAAAACCTGTCAGAAGCGATGTCCCGGCGCCTATCATGCCGGCACGGCGGTAGTTCTTGCCTCGCTTCTTGTAAATGCCCGCCTGCATGGTATCTATGGCGGCCTGGGATTCCGATCTCTGCGCCCGGGTTTCGCCCTCGTAGCCGATAAGAAGGTTCTCCAATTCCAGCTCCGCTGCCTGCTCGGCGGCGAGGTCCGCGGCCACCGGCGAGCCTGTGCCGCCGGCCTTGGCGATACGGGCCTCCAACGCCGCCATCGTCCGCTTGCCGGCCTGGGCCTGCCGCTTCTGCTCGAACCGAGCCTTCTGCCGCTCGGCCTCGGCCTGGCGCCGCTGGACGGCAGCATTGTACTCGGCCATCGCACGCATACTCGACGCCTCCTGCTGCGCTGCGCGGCCCTGCTGCATCGAACCCATCGCCTGAAGGCCACCGCCGATAATTGCTAACTCTGCCATAGCTCAGCCCATCAAATACACAAACATGTAAGCATCCTTGTCGCCCATGAAGTTTCGCATTACCGATTCCTTGAAGAAACCCAGGTGCGTTGCCGTGCGAATGGCCTGCGGGAAGTCAGGTTCTACATACGCCTGCAACCTGCGAATCTGGTGCTCCGTGCAGAATATGTGCATCCATTCCTTGATAACACGATACACGGGCATAATGTGCTTCTTGGCCGATTCGGCCAGGTCTATCCAGCACCACGCCGTTGTCAGGTTGACTAACCGGAACCCGCCAACGCCGAGTACCTTGCCTTCATGCTCCAAGGCATAGACGTACTCTATGCGGTGCGGCAGCCTCTTCTGTATGCCGCGGCTTATGGTATGATCGGACACGCAGTCCAGATCGTTCTGTGTAGCTTCACGAAACTCCATTACGCATCATAGAGATAGCCAAAGAGGTCGACTTGGTTGCTGGCATTACCATTGCCTGCGACAACGTCCATTTTAATCACCTCGCCGGCAGTGTAACGTTGCAAAACGTTGTTTGCCGCAGGTGTCGCCACGAATGTCGCCGGACTGATGATTACACAGTCGCCCGCGGCGTTGACGTTATCCAAGGCTATATCCGCCCCTGCAATGCCATTGGCCCCGGCCCAGTTGTCCCAATCTGTGGTAACGCCGATAGTTATGTCCGTCTCACCAGCATCCCCACCGGCGATGATAACACACTTGGTTATCACGCACACCTTTCCGGTCGGCACAGTATACAGCGTAGTCTGACCCGTTGCATTAAACGCAACCGTCGTGCTGCTCAGCAGGCACTCGGCATTTTTGAGTAAATCAGCCATGTTTAACTCCTGTCCAGAATTACTATTTCGTTATCCAGGCACACTACCGCGTTATCCACGCAGACATAGTTCGGCGCCTGGTCCTTGTACAAGTTGCGTAACGCCTCCGCCGGGTGCGGGGTGTACGGTGCTACAACGTTGCCCAAACGCAAAGTTGCGCACGACACATAAAGAACATCATCACTATCTGAAGTACTGCCCTTATTGACATATATTCCTGCAATGATATAAGGGGCCGTACTGTCAATCGTCCTGCGTAGCTCTATCCAATGCCAAGCATCGTCTTTTGGTATATCATTGCTCCATGTCTGCCCAGCGCTATCGAGTATCGTTATCGCCTGCGTCTGCGTATTGGTCGATGGGGCATAGCACCACACACCAAAACTCATTACCTGCCCCTTGTAATTATTGACCTGATCGGTAGTAAGTGATTGCCTTAAATTGGCATGTGTCGTTGTCGAAGTCAATTTTACTGACTGCGTCGCAAGCTTTACAGTCGTCAATTCCTTGTCGCAAGTAGCCCTCTCTAATGTCCAGCTATCCGGCGCGCTCGTCGAACCACTCGACCACTGCACAAATGAGCCATTTTTAAGGAAATTCTCCGCCGCAGCGTTTAACCCTTGGATGCCCCCCAAAATATAACGAGTAGTATCGCCAAAATAATTATTGCCGATCTGCACGTTGACCGCCGTGGTAAGCGTTTGGATGCTGCCGACATCATTGCTCGCAAACCTGTTTTCATGCACGGCTACCGAGTCCGAATTGCCTATGTGAACGCCCACACCGCCATTACTCGTACCACTGTCCGTATGGTTGACGATATCATTTCCATGAATCTCGACCGCCACACACTGATAGGTCGTTCCGTCTATTTGAATGCCCATTCCGGCATCGGTGGAACATTCCTTGTCATTGGCCTCCACTTCATTAAATGCTATCTCCGAACCGGTACAGCCATGAAAGTGGACGCCGCCTAAGCCGTTGGCGACGATGACGTTTTCTTTGACTACCACGTTTGATGTCTGCCCGCTATTCGAGTCCCACTTGATGCCCCACTCCTTGTTCCAGTCGATTACGCAGTTCTTGACCGTAACGGTCACCACCTCGCCGTTGGCGTTGCCTGTGGCATAAATGCCGCTTCCGGTGTTCTGTGTAGTCGCATCGCCGAAATGGCTGAAGTTGTGGATCACCCCATTCCACGCCGCAGTGAGGGTCAACCCGTCACCATAGAACCCGTATATCCAGCAGGCGGATATCTCCCACTGGTGCATCTGGATAAGCTCGACGCCGTTCTCGCCGCTGGAGGCATCACCATAAAATGCAAGCCCGTGCATCCCGAACCCATAAACATCAGTTCCTGCAACCCCAACTGTTAAAGCGTTGCCAGTAGCCGTTGAGTATATTTTGCTTGCCTTGCAGCCGACGCCAACCATGTGAACCGGCAGCGTAGTAGACCCGTCCGGGTCATGCGACAGTGTCGTTTGAATCAGGTACGTGCCCGGAGGGAAGAATACAATCCCGCCGTCCGCCTCAGCCGCCTCTATGGCAGACTGTATCGCAGACGCATCATCCGTCACCCCGTCGCCGGCGGCGCCATAGTCGCGAACATCGTATACGTGGTCCAGATTGAACGTACTTTTCGCCGATAAGGCGTTCGCCGCCTCGGCTATGCTGGTCCCGAAGGACGTAAAACTCACAGAACCTTCCTCGACCGAATCGGATGCGGTTATGTAGCCATTGGAGTCTGCGGTGATATTGTCGCTTGCCCGGTCAACGCTGTTAGGCAACTCCGTAGTGGTGGCCGAAGCATCTGTTTCCGGAATGCGTATGCAGCGGCTTATGTCGTCGTTCAGCTCTATCAATATCCGGTGTATCTTATCAAATGCTGCTTCAATATCAGATGCCGAATAGTCCCCACCCGTAGGTAGTATCGTCTCCTGCGCCAACCCGGTATCGCGCACCACGTGAATCTGGTACGATGAAGAGATATACGGCGATACTGTGGTTATCGAGCCGCCTCGCGTGCCGTTATTGGTCACGGTGTAGTGTGTCGTTTCGGTCAATACCGTTTCGTCGCCGGTCGATATCTCACGCTGGTAAACAGTGATATCGCTATTGTTGACTATTGGAAAGGTAAAGCTGACGGTCTGCTCGGCGCCTGTGCCGGTAGCTGATACCCGCCTTGTCGTGTCATTTACACTCATGGTTCTGTCACCTCAACTTTAGGTATTATCGCCCGTACCGTAGCAGGGACCGGATCATCGCCGCGTATTTCTATCGCATCGTCCGTGCTGAACCCACCATCAAATGCCACTTCCTTATCGCCGGTAAACAGCGCCGGTGGCGTGTCATAGTCCTCGGTGCTACGCCAGGGAATTGTGTACGTATCAACGCCATCACCATAGCTTGCCGCACCCGTCTGGTAAAAGCTTATGACAATCTCCGGTATCTTTTTGGCCCTGCCGTGCGTTGTACCGGCCGGGCTGTTCGTGTCCATACGCATCGGTTCGACTATCCAAGTATAGCCAAGCCCGACATGGACAGTGCCGCCGGTCGCATCAAGTGTGATGCTGCCATCCTCTACGGTCTTGTCGTCCTGGGTTGCACCGTCAACCAGAACCTTGACGGTTTTGCCCTCCAAGTGGCCAAGGTTATCTATCCGAGCAAGCCCGGTGGTATCGGTGATGCCGCAGTCCACAAAGAACGCATCGGATTGGTCGCTGCCCCAGTCGCGAGGTTGCATCTGCTCGATGTATCGCCTGGTCTGCCTGTTTATCGTTCTGCGTACCGACAAGGTTATCGTGTCCTCATCACTGCCCGGAGTAATGCAGAACGATTCGACTATGCCATCGCCGCCAAGCGGATGCTCGGCAAAGGCCACAACGTCCTGCTCCCGCTCATAGGTCATTGATATCAAATATGGACTGTTCGCTATGGTGAACCAGATAATCGTATCCGGCCGCTTCTGCACGCCAAGGCATGTTATGCCGCCGCTGGTGATATCCTCGGCCAGCGCTGTTAAATCCGGCGCAACGTACTTCTGCTCGGTGTCGTGCCAAACATATTCTCGTATCTTCCTTGCCGCATAGTCCACAAATAGCAAGGCATTGCCGACCTCGATAGGCTGAAGGTTGGCCGAGCCGATTGCCGTCTGCTGCTTCATCGCCCAGTTGTTCGTCGGTGTTATCGGTTCGTCCCTGGTAGGCAAGCCGATACGCCACTCGCCGTCGGTAGTACCTGCGGCAAGTATCTCCAACGCCGCAAGCCACTGGCCCCTGGCCGATGTCGGCAATGTCAAAGTAAATGCCGACGTGTCATCCGTGCCGGTGTCGAAATCCTCAAAATCGCCGGTGCCACTTAACCAGATATCCTGTGCATCGCTGTTGGTGAATCCGTATACCGCTCGCTCCTCGAAGAATGTTATCGCCGACGGCCAGCCTCGGACATGCGACCACGCACCCTCGGCCCATCGGACAGTTGCGTCATGCTCATTGGCCGCAATAATCGCAGTCGCAGTGGCCTCGCTGGTGTTGGTCACAGCGGTTATCTTGTAAATGCTGTGCTGCGTGCTCTCGTCCACGATCAAGTCGGCGTATAACGTGCCGTCGGTTATCTTGCCGTAAATCCTGTACTGGACTCCGTCTGCTTCCTCGGTATCGGACTTCTGTATGTTCCGGGAACCCTTGCCGCCGGTCATTACCGATGTGTATGTTCTCAGCACCTCCCAGTTGGTCCCGTCCTCCATTCGTTGCAACTCAACGCTGCCCTCCCAGTTGCCGTGCGTGGTGAATGACCAGTTGCCCTTGACATCGATTATCTCGCCGACCTGTGCGGTGGTATTGGTGTTGCCGGTAGTCGATGTCTGCTCGCGCTTATGCGTGAGCTTGAACAGGCTGTCCACATGGCCGGAAGAGCCGGTTACAAACGTCGCCTTCGACGAGGTCAGCGCGACCGTGCCGCCATCGACCATTATCTGCCCGTCATCGGTCCCATCGGATATGGCTTCGTTGGTGTATATCGTGCATGTCGTGCCACTGTATGTCGTCGCTGTCGTGGCATGTACGGTATAAGGCCCGTCGTTGCCGGTCGAGCCGCTTACATAAAACCGTTGATTGGCAGGAAACAGCCCGGATATGTCGGTCGAACTGGTTATGGTGAAGTTGCCTGCGCCCGCTGCGCCGTTGGTCGCTGTGGCAATGGTGTAGCCAGTTACCGATATGGTCACGCCATCATCCTCGGCAATGTCGTTGCGCTCCAAAAACGGACCATTCTCGAAGGGTATCTCGGCAAGAGTAAACGACGTGGCCGAAACCCTCGACAACTTCCTCGGCTTGTATGAGGAATGTACTATCCACATCACGTCCGCAGACTGCCGGAACTGAAGCTCGAACAAATCGTCCTCAAGGTACGGACTGCTGATATCGCCCTGGACCAGCTCGCCCTCATAATAGACATTGATAACCTGGTCACCGAACTCCAGCTCGTATGTTACATTTGAAGAGTAGACAAACGGCACCATGCGGCTTTTAACATCATGGTCGGCGCAATCGGCGATGTACTTCGTACCCGGCCTGCGGGTTACCGGCCCATAGATAAGCGGGATCATGTTCTGCAACTGCCGGCAGCCGGCGGAGTATTTCTCCGTATCGCTGCGCACGTCTATCAAGGGCGTCAACTTGCCGGCGTTGAATGTAATTATCGGGTATCTCATTCACCAGGCCCATAAACGTTTACTGCTTTAGCCTGCTCGCCGGAGATGCCAAGCTCGGTCACCTCCGCCGTGCCGTCCCAGGATATTTCACCCTGGCCGATGCACACGTCGCTATCCGCCGGATTCGCCCCAGCTTGCAGGTATATCGCCACCTGATACACCCCGGCGGCAATGTTGCCGGATGCGTCAAAATCGCCCACATAATGCCCGCCGGAACCGTCCTCGGTCAGCGCGACATCATACGTATCGGCATCGCTTGCGCCGGTACCCCATGCCTCCGAGGATGATCCATCGGTCAAAAAAACAGTGCCATCGGTATCGAACCGGCAGGCGTACAGCGTTTCGCCGCTGAAGTAGTTGTGCCGTATCTCGTCAGACACGATCCTGCCTCCACATCCCGCCGCCTTGCAGCCTGGCCTCGGTCCACGGCCTGTTGTTCAGTCGGCCGATAGCCTGCGTTTCCTGCCGGTCAAGCGCCCGTACACGAGGCATGACAAGCTTCAACTCGTTGAGGATATTTTCTCTGGTAGCCTGACCGGCATCCAATGGGCCTACCAGCTTCAAGGCAAGTTTGAGTATTAAGACCTCCGTAAATAGCGGGTCAAACTGCGCAGTATCCGTCACCCGCTTGATGTACCGGATATCAAGGGTATTGTCGCTTTCCTCGTCATCGGTCAGTATCTTGTTGCCCTCGATTGCATAGCTGTACCTGGTGTTTTCGGTGGCCGTGCCGTTCTCGCTGAACACGCTCTTTAGCCGCAAGAAATCACTCGGCAGGCTGTACTGGTAGTCATACTCGAAGTCCGGCGTGTCGGTATCCTGTGACAGTGATGCCCGCGCCGAGGCGAACCGCCACCAATGGCTGCGAAGCAAAGCATCTCGCGTCTGCTCGTAGTGCAGCTTGCAGTGAATCGCCTGCACCGAGCCGTCATCGAGGCTGGTTATCCGCTTGGCACCAAGCCAGCCCAATGCCATGTTACATATATCTGTTGCAGACATTATGTGCTGTACCTCCATCTTGTCAGGTAATAGAGGCTGAGTATCTCCGCCGCGGACAGCGCCCGCTTGTAAATCATCACATCGCCGATCGAGCCGCTGAAATATTGGCTATCTGTGCTATTATTGAACGTTGCGCCTATGCGGCAATTGTCAATGCCAGCACAGTCGCTTAGCCATACGGTCTTGTCATCCTCGGCCAAGAATGTCTGGGCCACCGCAGTGCCATCCACATACAAAACAGGGGCAGTCCCGTCATGAGTTACCGCCACATGAATCCACGTACCCGTTGACACCGCCGAATCTGTTTCCAGATACCACTTTTGCGCGGCCTCATCATAGCAAATGGCCGTTAATTGCTCGTCATCGGCAACCGATAAAACGATATACTCAACAGCATCAGTATCTCCAAAGGTGACGACATCCTTCCACGCCGCAGTATTATCGGCCTTCACCCAAGCCGCCAAGGTTCCCGCCGTTGCAGAGGAAGTGTCCGCCACGACACCGTCCGCGTTGATGTATTGCGTATTAGCGACAGCAAAAGACGCGCCCGGGTAGGCCAGCGTAGGCGTGCCGGTCCCGCCGGCAAGCGTGGAATGATTGCCATACGGACTTAAGTCCTGCACCAGCGTTGATGTAAGAGCCTGCTCAAAGTCAAGATACAATACACAATCGGACCCATATCTGGGCCGAGGCTGTATGTATTTCATCATACACCCCGCAAATATACGACAATGGAGCCGCCCGTGCCCCCGGCTGCGCCGCTCACACCAACAACGATATCAATCGTGCCCGAAAGAGGCTCGGATACATTGAAGGTATATGTCGCGTTTTTAGCCTGCTCGCCAGAGTCAAATATGGTTACATCCGCGTTGTCATTGATCTGTACTTGCCCGGTAATCGCATTGGTGAAATTCGGCACGACAAGAATGACCTTTTGCAAGATGCCATTTATCGGCACAGATAGCGTCACGTCGCCGGTATCGTCGGCGTCATGGGTGGCGGTTGCCGTTATCTCCCATACGTTATCATCTTTTTTTCTGCGGATTGAAGCAATCGTATTGCTTGTTTCCACAATGGTTTCGTCGCCTGTTGCCATTATTCTCGCCCTTAATAAAGGGGCCGGGGGGCGGTTGCCCCCCAAACCCAAAAAAACAAGTTACTGTGGCGTCACAGTAGTGCCGTCATCAAATGGTATGTAAGTCATATACCACTTAATCGCACCGGTCGTACCAGCGCCGCCGTTGACCTGCTCAATCATGCCTTCGCCGCAATACCACTGTCGCATGGAGTTGGTGTTACCATTGGTGTCGGATATTGGCGTTAAGACCGACTCATCGGCATCTGAAAAAACATACCGCGTCCCAGCCACATCCCCGTTTAGCTCGACGGCTGTACTGAAGTCAGAGTCAATCCAGCCGCTATCAGCATCCAGCGTAATTGAAAGAGCATTAGCGACAGCCCCAATCTGAGTTGTCACAACGCCAGTAAAGCTGGTGATTAGAATAGGCCCGCCGTCAACATCGAACAGATCGTCATCATCAGACGTTGCAGTCTTTGTGGCCGTATAAGTCTGTCCAGCCCTGGTGCCGACCAACTGGCCACCGCTATCGCCGCCTTCGGTTTCGTTATAAATGTTGTTAAACAGGAAACCGTCAGCAGCAACAATCGACAAGTCCGGCGTAGCTACGTTACAGGCCACGCTGTTATTGACGATCATCGCGGCGGTATCGGCCTTCAATGAAATACAGGCAACCGCATTAAGGCCCGCCGCACCGCCCACTGTGCCGTTGACAAGAACGTTGTCCTTGATCGTGACCCAGATAGATGCGGTCGTCTTGTCCTCAATACACGCAGTCGCGTAATCTCCAGTTATGATATTGCCAGAGATTTCAAGGTAGTCACAGCCCACATTCTGAATGGCAGCATCGGCACCACCGGCGCCCATCTCGAACCGGCAATTGGTAATGCGACCGTTATCACAGTCGGCAGTGGTGGTTATGGCATCGGTAAACTCGTCCGTACCAGTCGAATCCACGTAGAACCGACAGTTGTCTATAACAAAGTTCTCCGAACCAGTCTCCACATTTATCGCCGTGGTAACATCGGTCACATTGGCCAAAAACTGCAAGTTGTGGATCGCGACATCGTCAGTCCCGATAACGAACTCGCCATTGGCGTTGGTGTAATCGAACAGCGGTCTATTCTCGCCATTGCCAAGCCCGATTATCGTTATGCCTGCAACATCGCAATCGACGCCATCAGCGGCAGTAAGCGTTTCAGAGTGGCCGGCGGCGACAAGAATTATATCCGCATCGTCGGCCACAACACCAGCCAAGCTGATTGCCTCATCCAGCGTATCGGTGGCCGTAGCCCACGAGGTGCCGTCCTCAGTGCCGGTAGCCTCGGCGCTGTCCACGTACCAAACGGTAGCGACGCCGCCCAAGCCAAGCAGGCCAAGAACATCCACGTTGTAGGCCAAGCCGGCGTCCAGGTCTGTATGGGCAAGGTCCAGTGAAGCCTTGACGTTGTCATCCTGTGCCGCGCCGTCGACAGGGCCGGTAAACGAACCCATCTTGATCGATGTGGTCGCACCGGATATCGGTCTGGCCCAGGCGACAGGAGAAAACACCAAGCTTAGTATGGCAGCCCATAAAATAAGCGTTTTCATGGTTTTATTCCTTTCGTCAATTTACGGTATCATCAAGTTGACCAGTGACGGCTCGCCCCCATCACCGACGGTTACGACCGTGCCCCAGGTGCAGTCGGTGCCGTCGTTGGCGATCAAGCCACCAGCACCAGCCGTCCCCGCGGTTCCGGCCTTGCCTATCGGCTCGCCGATGACCACTGTATCGCTCGCGTCAACGATCAAGGCACAAATGCCCCTGAACTGCGCCCAGAAGTAGTAATCGGCCGTCACGTCTACAACGTTCACACCAACAACCATCGCCGCCTGCGTAGTCGGATTGACCACGACATCGCGGAACGGGTTCTTGATGACGCTGAGTTCATCGGTAGCCACAAAAGCGGTACGAAGGCCGGTTTCGTCGGCAAGCTCGATCTGCATGACGGTGTCGTCGGTGATGATCTTGTTGTCCTTGATGACGTAATAGTCGCCCACGGTACTACCGGCGGTATCGCTCTTGTTCATGTACAGAAAGCCGTCAACAAGCTCGCTATCGGAGTAGTTATGGCTGGTGGTAAGAAGTATGTTGAACTTCTTATCGCCGACCGAGCCGGTGTAGCCGGTTTGGACTATCTCAAGGCCGTTGGCGCTCGGAGCTTCACTGGCGTTCATAAGCGCCCGGGTCAAGGCCACAGAACCGGCCTTGCAGTACCGGAAGGCCCTGCCGTCGTTCAGCTCCAAGATGCAACCGAGCATGAACTTCTGGTCGCTGGTCGGAGTGAAGATGTCGCAACTGGTCAATAGCTGCGAAGGCTCCTTGATCTTGTTTCTGCGGTAACTGAAATTGTAACTGTCATAACTCATTTGGTTTCTCCATTATTTGATGGCGTACCATCATTATTACTGACATTCGATCTTGACAACTTTATCCTCGTCCATCCGCATGGCGCCCATGTTCATGTGGACGTACACCTGCTGGCTGTAAGACAGATCGCTACGCTCTGAAATCTGGACGGATACGGCGTCCTGAACACCCAGGATTATGCCGTCCTGCGCCCATGCCCAGCACTCGTAAACGCTCGTATCGCCGTCAACGTCGTTTAACGAACCAGCGACGATCTTGGTTGATACGATCCAGTTTAGCCCGTGCCAGTTACGCAGCACTCTGCCGGTCGCCAGCGGCTTGTTCTGGGCATAGTCAATGTTGACGTACTCCTCCTGCCCGAACAGTTGCGTAGCCTGACGCGGAGAGATCGCGCACCAAAGAGGGATGTCCTCATCGACATCGTTCATGTTCATGTACTCTTTGATTAGCTCGACCTTCTCTACGGTCATGCCGGTGTCCGAACTGGAGCAGTTGCCCTCGGAACAGTCGTGCGGAATAGTCCGCCCGCCGCTGGTGGAGGTGTACTTCACGTCGCCGTCCTGGTTGGCCCAGGTGATTGAACTGCCGGCCCTGCGACCGCTGGTAACGCTTGCCTCGAACGCAGCAAGGATGATGTCATCCTTCTTGCGGTTGACCGCCTGCCTGAACGCAGTCACAAAGTCGCTGGTCGGATCAACGATCATGTTAAGATCGTCATCCTTGTCATACAGCACCGCATTGTGATACGGCGTGGTATTGACCCAGCGTCTCTGAGTGGTCGGGTCAGTGGTCGGAGTCTGGACGTTACGCCCGGTCTTTTCCTCAAGGCTGAGGCTGCTCATCATGTCAAACGCCTTGTCCTCAGCGTTCAACACCGGCTCGACACGGACGGCCATGCCGAATTTCGATTCCTTCTGCTGGCATACGTGGTACAGGGTATTGGCAAACTGGTCAATAAACCATGTAGGTATGCCGCTCGATAGTGTGATTGCCATCGTGGTTCCCTTTCTTTAACACAACAAAATGTCCGTAAACTGTTGCGGTAGGAAAGGTTGTCCACGATGGGGTCTTTCCAACCAAGGTTGGTTGGGTTCCCTTTGCAGAGGTTGTCCCGATATATGTAACCTTTGGCCGGGTCTATCCAGGTTGTCCGGCCAAGGCGGCTTTATCTTTATGTAATTGGCTTACTCTCTCTATTGCAAGTTTATGTTGTGGGTGATTGCGCTGCATAAACGCCTCACCGCTCATCACTTCCGATATCTTGGCATCTATCTCAGATGTGCTCATCGTAGGCGCGCCTTGCGGCTTATACCCCGACGCTTCCATGTACTTGGCGCCAAGATTGGACGCAAACAGTATGAAATCCGGGTCATTGCCGTATTTTTCCACAAGCCTCTGCTTGTGCTCGGCATCCTCGGCACCGCGCTCTATGGCAAGATTGCCTTGGTGCTTCTTGGACTCGAACTGGTTGCCCCACTTGGCGGTCAAGTCGCCTTGTAGCTTCTCCAACTCCAACCGCTCAGCATCCTGCCGGCCGGTGATCTGCCTGCCCAAATCCTCGTGGTACGCCGCAAGGATCGTATCCACCTGCTTTTTGTTCAGCCCGATCTTGTGGAATATCTCGCCAAAGGCGTTGGCCCTCTCGTCGGACCAGTGGTCCTCCGGGAATTGTTCCGGCCGCTGGATGTTGTACTCAGCCGCCGTTTCCGGCCGACCACCAGCACGATAGTATGCATCCCATACGTCATCTCCGCTTTCGGCGTTGGGGATTGCGATTTTGTCCATGCCAACCATCCGCTGAGCACTTGCGGTAGTGCGCATCAAGCCTTCCCAATCCTTCGCCCGCTCGAACACCTTCTCGCCGCGGATATCCTCCGGTAAGGCTTCCCGCCAATTCTCGCGGAACTTGCCGTCGGCGCCAACTATCGCCGCAGGCGGAGGCGTTCCTTGGGGCTGACCGCCCTGATCCTGTTGTCCTTGGTCGTTGTTCACATTGTCATCCATATCTAACTCCTTATAAATCCTAACTTTCTCTCTGCGGCAGAAGGTGTCAATTCAAGCTCTTCGGCAGTGCAAGTTTGCGGCGTTCCATCCTTATTAAAAAAACTGATTTCATAACTACGGTGTCGGTTGCGAACAAAGATTGCAGTGACGGTACCTTCTACCGGTCCCAACGCCACCTTGCTGCCGCATGGATATCTTACGCTAACCTTCGCCATGTCTAACTCCTTATCGCTTCCTTTTGCCGTTCTTCGGCCACACTCTTGGCAAGCATGCTGCGGATATGCAGCATGACACTTCTCTGCCCTTCGTTATACGCCGTACCAAGCGCATTGTGGTCCACATACGTCGGCTTGTTCTCTTTGCAGAGCTTGCTCAATCGCTCCAACGTCCGCTTGCCACTGTCAGTGTCAAACGTCTTCTGGAAGTCCAAGGCCAGTTGTTGTTCCGGACTAAGCTCCATCCTTCGCCTTCTTGCTCTTGCGCTTCTTCTTCGGCTTCGCCTTCTTGCTCTTGCGCTTCTTCTTCGGCTTCGCTTCGACAGTTTTTTCTACGATGACAGTGTCCGGCGATTGAATCGTCTCGGCGCCATCCGCGGTTTCTTCAGCCGGTTGCCTTAGCTTCTTTCTCAAACTCATCTTTTTTTCCTTTTCTTGTGTGTACCCTTGATTGTCCCTTTGTTCTGGCTTGCGTAAAATACCCGCTTGCCTTTCTCTTTGCCATAAGTCTTTTGCATGGCACGTTTAATCTTTCGGCCCTTTTTACTAAGCGGCATCTTCCTATACTCCTACTGCATCCATTATCTTCTTCGCCGCCGAGCCTTCCTCCGGTGCTTTAGTGGCGCCTGGGTACGCCTTGCCCGCCTCGGCCGCAAGCTGGGTCTGCATCATCGCCTGCTGCTGCGCCGCACGCTGCTGCCTGAGCTGGTCACGCTCATCGGCACTGGTCATATCCTCAACGCTTACGCCCAAGGTTTCGCCAAGCCTGCGGTACCCGCTGTCAACGTTGATGTTATCAATAACATCCGGGAATACTTGCGACAGCTCAGCGCCAGTCGCCGCCCACTGCTGCCAGCCACGAGCCTGCTGACTCTTCAGCTCCATCGCCAACCGTCCGACATACTCAATCTTGAACGCCTTGCCGTGCATCTCAGGCGGCAAGGGAGGCAACTCGCCATTACGTAGCAGCAAGAGTATATCCCTGGCCACCAGGGGGCTTAACCACTCCTCCTGTAGGCGACCTATCGGGGGACCAAGCCGCTGCAAACCCTCTGCCAATCGCTCTCTAATTTCTAAGGTTGTGCGCCTGTCCCCCTTTAGGTCGCGTAGCTGTACAAATACGTCGTTGAAGAACCATTTCTTGACCTCTTCTTGGGCATTCTCAAGTATGTCAACCGTTATCGGGAAATTGCCAAGCGCCTGCTGCTCGATGGCGCCAATGCTCTTTCTCTCGGCGACAAAATTCAATGCCCCAGGGAACGTTTTCACCTCGCCCTCAAACGATTCGAGAACCTCCAGCGGCGGATTGTTGTGCTTGTTCCCGCACTCGTACAAGTCCCGCTTGAGCGTCTGTAACCCGCGAACAGCCGACAAGGCAAACGTGCCCTGACCGCGGCCCCATACCTCACCGCTCGACTTGGTCCAACGCGGAACCGCATACGGAAACTCCTCGTACCCGCCCTCGTAAACTATCACCTTATCCTTGATGCTTATGTCAGTAACCTCAAATGGCATCTCAAACCTGCTCGGTACAGCCCTTGGCCTGACTACCCGGATATACCAGAACTGCTCGTTATGCCGCGATGGGTCTTTGTACATCTCCATCACAGACTCGCCCGCACGATCACCATACTCCTCAATGGCCTGGGTAACCGTATATGGTATCTTGAACATAACCGTATCCACGCGGCCCTTACTGTTCTCGCGGATGAGATACTGGCCTACGTCATAGTCAATGTAGTTTAACCCTATGCCGGGAACCCACTCGTTGAACAAACACCCGGTCCCAAATACCGATATCGAACGTAATGTCTCATTCGCCTGGAGCATGAAGTTGCTGTTCGCACGCTTCTGATGCGATATGTCCGTGATCTTGCCGAGAACACGCTTAACCGAATCAATCTCATTCAACGCCTTGTCGGCCATCACAACGTTGTAAAACCTCTGACCCGGCGGGAACAGGTTAATCGAAAGCCCGCTGGCCATCTCGATCGACGCCATTATCCCTGTCGGATCAATAACGCCAGAACCCTTCTCCTCGCCGGCAACGCGGGTAGAGATGATCTTATTCTCCCGCGGAAACATCAAATCAGCCACGCTCTGGTACAATGACCTAAAATTCACCGCATCCCGCTCGGCGCGGTCGTACATGGTTATGTAGTCTTGTGCGTTCATCCTAAGACCGTCTTTCTACCAGTAGTTTCCGGTATCAACTCGCCGGTAAGGAACGTGCCCCTTATGCCGCTGCGGTGCATCCGGCGCTTCCTCGCCGATACGTCCGCAGCCTCGGACGGCGCTATCGCCGCAGGAGGCTGAGGCTCAGGCGGCTGAGGAATGCTCGGTTTCGATGGTGATCCACCCATAGCTACCCCAATACAGTCTTCTTGCCCGTAGCCGGCGTCAAATCGCCGGTCAAAAACGTTTCCTTCCGCCCCCTACGCTTCCGCGCCTGCCGGCGGGCAAACTCCCGGGCGCCCTCAGTGTCCGCAGTAGCGCCAGGCGGCGTAGGCTCGCCAGGTGAAGGTGGAGATTCCGGCTCAGGCGTCTTGGTAAACATCCCACTGGCCACACCACCCAACGCACCGCCAGCTATCGCACCGCCAGTAGCCGACATGCCACCAGCCTTGGCGCCGGCAATCGGCCCGCCTATCGCACCGCCGGCAGCGCCAAATAACGCGCCCTTGCCAACGTCGCCGCCAGTTATCGCAGCGCCACCAGCTCCAACGCCAGCGCCTATCAATGCCGGTATGAATATCTGAGCCATCTATATCACCTTGTAACTGTTGTTAGCCACCAACTGACGCCTCGGCTTAATGCCAGAACGACGGGCAATGCTCGATCGAGAAGCAGCCAAAACGAAATAATTCAACGCATTGCGGTAATGGTCGTTGCTGCCCTTGTACCGATACTCACGAGCACCTGTACGCTTGTTCGTCTCCAAAAGCTTGTACGAATCGCATAACTGAGACGCAAACTCCTTTATCGCAGGGCTTAACCGCGGTATCCGTAACATCCCAGGGGTAGTAACCACCCTGTGAGTCTCATCAAATAACGCCGTGCGATAGTCCTTGACAACGCCCAACTTCGTGTCCCATGTCCGCATGTACGCCGGATTGTTAGAATACTCGCACAAAAACACCGAATACGGCTCCTGCTTCTGAAACATCTTGGCCGAATCCTGGTAGGGCCGTATGTCAATCACAGCACTCTTGACGTTGAACTTCTTCGCCAAATCATGTATATCAGACCACTCCGATACCGCAGCTACCTTGAATATGTCATACTGCTTATCACTGCTCCTGGTGCCAATAACAACATGCTTGACTATCCCAACGTCAACGCCCATAGCACACGGACCAGGATGGGATACGCTCTGCTCGTCATTGCAACAACAATCGTAAACCTGGCTAACAGTCAACCGATCCTCCGCCGGAATATAAGGCAAACCTAACCTTAACCGGTAAACATCCGCCAAATTGCCGTCCGGAGGGTTCGCAAAATCAGCCAATATCTCCGCAGGATCGTTGAACGAACTGCTCAACTGACTCCAACGATAACCATACATGTAATCACTGTTAGACGGAACCTGAGGAACCCACTTGCCAGTATCAGGACCAGACCATACCGGTACAGGCTCGCCACACTTGCCGCAGGCTATGTAACCAGTACCATCCTTGCGAACCTTCACACACTCAGGAAACTCCAACTCCGCACACGTCCAATGACCACAACCACACAGCCGAAACCAATGACGCTGGTCAGACTTCTGAAATAACCGATCTATCCCCTCGCCAGGTACTATCGGATTGCTCAAATAACGCTCCTGCTTGACCTTGCTGTGACCCATCCGACCCAATGCCTTGCTCACCACCTCATCGTCCATGTGGTCAACCTCGTCAAATACCACACGGTCAACAGGTATACTCTTCAACTTGCTCGACTCGTTTATGTCAGATATCTTCTGACTCAACCTCGCCCCACGTAAATACAAAAACGAATCCCGTATCTTCTTCAAACTCGCCGTGTCCGTGCCCTTGCCGCCACTCTTAACATACCTGCCTATGCTCGTGCGATTGTCAGTAATCAACGGATTAAATCGACTCTTGCTGAACTCATTAACATCATCACTCGTAGGAAATAAATACAATACCCCCTGAGGATAATGACCATACAACATGCCCCATAAACTGCTTAATACCTCCAATTCCGTAAACCCGCCCTGCGTCGCCTTCATAACACAACGACGACGCTCCATCCCACTCATCGGCTCAACCTGGTACTCGTGATCGTGGAACGTAAAAGCACCACTCTGTAAACGAACCTGACGTAAATTCGCCCAGTAACCACAGTCAACAGCAGCTATGTCAGATGGACCTAACTCAACCACTCAAGTCATACCACAACAAAAACAAAAACAACAAAAAACAAAATAATACAAATAACCACATTATACCTAATGTTGGCAAATTAACACAACACCACAAACTACTATTTGCTGGCACTTTACCCGGGGCAGAAAAAATCGGGGGGAGAGAATATCGCTCGCGGCCTCGGCGGCTTGGGGGGTCAAGGGGGTGCTTATTTTGCCCATTTTAACATCCCTCCGAGGTGCGCACCAGTGCGCAGCCTGTGTAGTCCGGATCGCCGGGCAGGGCCTGGCGGTTCAGCTCGCCCTGCCCCAGTGCCCACGCCGGACGTGCGGGACCATGGTTGATCGCGTGCTTGCCTCCGTTGGTCCTGTTCGCCCGGCAGTGACGGCACTGGCAGTCATGGCCAGCCCAGCCCTCGATCGCAGGTGTAACAGGACCAGGTGTTACACTTGCCGGTGTTACACTTTCGCCTGTTACAGTGTTACACTTCCGCGACCACGCCACACGACACCGGGCAGAGCACGTCCGGCCCCTGCCCTCAATCTCAATTCCGCAGTTCAAACATCGTGCCATTATCCAGCCTCCAATAGCCTGATCCTCGCTATACGCCTGGCCTCCACAACCTCGGCATCCGCCAAACGCCTACGCTCCGGTTCATCGGCAGAAGCGTCCTTATCCAGCCCGAACAGCCTTGCACGTCCTGTAATAGCCGCCACAGCAGCGCCGTATTGCCCTTTCGCCATAGCTGCATCGCGCACCTCATCATACTGCGCGGCGAGCTCGTCGGCGGTTGGTGCGCCTTGTTTTGCCCTATTTTCGGCCTCCAGGCGGCTTATTTCGGCTTTTATTCGGTCATTATTGAACACCACGTTCATACCACGGCCGCCCTTAAGGGCATAGTTTGGCGAATATCCGCATGACAGGAGGGCGCGGCTCTTATTCCGATTGTTTTCGAGGTATGCTCTTGCTATGGCGCGGACGGTGTGTTCGTCTCTGATGTTAGGCATGGTGTTTGTGAGGTGGAAGGGATGAGGTGTGTTTTATTGTCATGTCGGCGTCCTTGCCGGTTATATTCGCCGGCGGCGTTTGCCGCCTGGCTGTTAATCCGCCCCGTTGGGCTGGTTTATATCTGGACTGGACAGCCTTTGCTCTGTCCAGCCCTTCGGCT